TTTTTTAATCGCCTCTTTGACTTCTTGCTCCAATGTTTTAGCCATTTTATTACGTGCGTTTTTCGGCTTTAATTTTTAAAAATCTTTTTCGGGTGTCCTCTAGTTCATTGATCGACTTTATATCATATATTATATTTTCATATAATAAAATCATTTTTTCGTTAAGGTCGGTGCGGTATCTAATTGTAAAATACTTTTGATTAAAAGCCGTTTCCTTTTCCATGACAAACCGCTCATTCCCTCCCGCGCCGGAGGTGCTAACATTAGCCCAAACCGTGGCCACATCTGCGAAACTTTCGACCGTTGCGCCGCTATCGGTTTGCGTGTCGGTTGACTGTCTAAAAGTGATCCGGCGATCCAATCGACCTATTTTTATATTTTTGCTTATTCCTGACATTTTACAATTCTAACGGTTCAACATTTGACCATTCCCTTTTTAGTTTTATATCGACCTCCATTTGGATCAAATTCGCTAAAAATTGGATCCTTTGCGAAGTCATAATAATATGAATTACATCGTTTGGCTTCATGTTATTTTTTTTATGTTTCTTATTATTTGCCATTTCTCAAAATTTCTAAAACATTTGAGAGGGTTGTATTTGAGGCATCCAAAGAGGGTTTTATTTCGCTAATTAATTTATCTTTTGACAGTTGCAAATCGGTAACCTTTTCCAAAAGACCTTTTATAATTCCTTCTTTGTAGTCAATCATCTCTTTAGATGTTTCTTTTAATTCCTCAATTTGCGCCAAATACATTTTTTCTATTTTTTGTAATTGGCTTAAATACAATCTCCACATAAAAATTACAATACTTATCAAACCGCCCAACGCCCACAATAAAAATTGTAAGAAGTTATCCGGTGGAATAACATTTGTAAAAAGTAAAATTTCGTTCATGGAATTTTTTTAACAGTTTTAAAATACAATTCATTTAATAGTTAATTTAGGTTTTAAATGTTTTGAATTTTAATCGTGTCTAAAAGCCATTTGCTTTGAGTAGGTAAGTTTTTGACTGAGTCCTCCCTTTGCTCGTACATCTTACCAATAATCAACAACATGGCTTGTTTTATTACGGCCGGAACGTCTGAAGCGGTGGTATATCCCGCCTGGTATTCGATCCAAACCGCGTTTGGTATATCTCGGACAGTTGGCCAACTTTGACCATACGCCGGAAATATCCTTGGTGGTTCGCTTATGTTGTCCAAGGTGTAATCGGTGTTAACTGTGAGTGTTTGTTCCACGTCGTCACTATCTTTATATTTTACAAAAGTTAGTGTTTTGAGCGGAGCGAAACGGATCTCAATTCCGCCGCGTGGATTGGTTACCGTACAACTTGGAAATGTATCAAAATATTCCTGGACGGTTTGCTCCATTAGGGCGCGCCCGGTGTAACTTTCCACATATTCGCGCACCGCTTGAATGATGACAGTTATTAGGCTATCATCTTCGGTAGTATCGACTTTCAAATGGTTTTTAACATCTGATAAGGTGATCGGTTCGGCGGTTGGTGCGGTAGTTACTTTGTACATTATTTAGATCTTGTTTCCTTTCTTTTTGGTTTGGCGGTTGCCGTTTGTTTTTTGGGTGGTGTTGGTTTGGAGTCCATCGCCGGAACTGCGAAATTAGTTTCCATCATTTCGCGGGCTTGTAACTCGTCTAATTCTACCGTGTCGCCGGCGGAATAGGCCAATTTAAAGGCGCCCGTCGGTGATTTGATAAAAGTTATTTTTAATTTCTTCGGCATTTTCTTTTTGGTGTTTTAATGGAGTCCCGACGGTTGCCCGCCGGGACTGAATCCAAAATATCAAAACTTTAATAAGCCTCTTTTATTAAGACGTTAAGGCGTCTTTCATTGCTGCGAAACTTTCCGGGTGTCTTACTGCCATATCCCACCAAGAATTAACAATTACTCTTACCGTCGCTTGTGTTGCTAACGTGTACGGATCTACTACGATGTCGAAACCACCCCAAGAGGCCATTATCAAATCGTTCCAGTTTCCGAAAATAATTGCGTGCGCGTCTGAGCTTGATCCTTTTACCAAGTCGCTTGGAACCTGAGTCGAAACCGCCGCCCGGTAACCGTTCAACGTTGCGGCATCTTGTCCCCAAACAAATAAACCGCTTCCGGCGTCTGTTTTCGCTTTTTTCAAAGCTCCTCGAATGCCTGGAGTAGTCAAATAAGCAAGGGCGCCCATGTCGGCGTTATCAACTGCCACCGCTGTTTCTAAATCTACAATGTGTTCGAAAGTTGGAACAAGTCCATTTGTACCGCCGGCTACGTCTCCAATTCCTGTAACATTCAAAATTCCTTCCGGTACATTACCCGAACCGGATCCATTAATCGCCGCTGCATCTACTGCAATTCTTACCGCCATGTTCAAATCGTTTCTTACGAATTGTTCCACGGAAATAGAACTCTGCGCCAATAATTGTTTTGAGATATGAGTTTTTGCGCCTAATCGATTAGGCGTCAAACTAATTTTGTCAAATCCTTGCACCGTTTCCGCGTTCTCGTCTTGTTCACCTTCCCAAGTTGCCGCGCCGGCTGCGTTGTTACGTGGTAAGTCAAGATTTCCAGTTAAGCCACTAAAAACAAAAGCGCCAAGGGCTTCCGTTTGAAGTTGTGGACGTAATACCGGAATTAATCCGCCTAAATCAGTCGCCACCGTGTTACCTCCCGCCGTTGCCGTTCCGACTACCAAATCCCGAGACTCTTTTAAAAATGATGGCATTCCGACTCCTTCAATTTTTAACCCGCTTGCGCGTGCCTCTTTGATCGCTTCTTGGTGCATTTCTGCCTCAATTCCTTCCAATTTATTATTTGGTAATTGCGAACGAATCGCCCCGATAATGGAATACTTTTTCGCTAACGTTGACTTTTCGCCGTCCTCGCCGTTTTTGTTTCTTTTTTGTGTTGAAATTGCAAAATTCGCCGCCGCTTTTTCTTCTTTGCGCTTTTCGATTTTTACTTGCATTTCAATATCAGACCGCAAATTTTCCGCCTGAGCTTCTAAGTTGCTAAATTCTGTTTTTTCCGCGTCGGTAAATTGGCGGTTTTCTGTTTCTGCCTTATTTACCAAAGCATCCAATTTTTTAAGGATCTCATTACGATCCTCTTTTAATTCTTTAGATGACTTCATTTTCATTTAGTGTTTTTGTGAAAAAAAAAATTTGGGTTGCCTAATAAAAAAGGCTTTATTTTAATTTTAAGATTTTAATTTTTGCTTTGATTAAATCGAAGTTGGGTTTTTGATCCGCTTGATTTTGTTCTTTGAACTGGTCTAAACTTCGAAGGGCGACCGTTGCATCCGGATAAGCCGGAAAAGTAACCGGACTTACATCGTATAACCTGGAGGCGCCGCCACTTCTTAAAGTTCGAATATATTTTACGCCGTCGTTTCTTTCTTCCGTTACTGCTTGCCACGCTTCGCCGTTTTCTTCTTTGATAGAAAAAGCAAAAGAACTTTGGTCGATATTCCCCAATCGTAAATTTTCTTTTAGATCATTTCCGGCGGTGGTGTTGGGTGGTGTAAATTCATATCTTAACCCGATGTCGTCGGAGGTGATCGTCATTGTTTTAGTGTTGCGTGCTAAAACGTGGTTTTGATCGTGGTTCAATAGTGCGCGGGTTTCCGGGTCGTTTATCACATCATCAAAAAAGCCAGGTTCGATTATTTCGACAAACATTTCGCCCGTTCTAAAGTCGTACATTGGTGAGCTTTCCGTCCCGTATTTTGCAGCATATCCAAAGACTTTGTTTTCTTCGCCGTCGCCTTGCATTCTTACCTCGTGCGTAATGGTTCGGACTTCTTTCGAAGTGGTATTTTGTGTTTTCTTATTCATTTGGTGGTGTGTTTTCTTCTACTTGGATCATTGGGTTTTCGAACTTGTCGCCGCCGTCTCGTGGGTTCAAGTTTTCCAAATTTCTAATTTCGTTGGAACTCATTATTTTATTTTGAATGGCTATTGCGTAAGCGTCGAAACGGTCTTTTGTTGCGCCTCTCATTAATCCATCTAAATTAAACCGGGTGTATAATGTCCCGGATCTCTTTTCCCTTTCTGTAAATAACTTTCGGTTAAATTCTTGCTCAATCATTACACAAAGCGGGCGTAATGTATTTTTTACAAAATCTAAACTCATTACCTCGATATTGTTAAATGTTGCTTTGTCCATTGCGCTAAGCATATGAGCCGGGATTCCAAAAATACGCGCCACCTCTTCGACTTGAAATTTTCTCGCATCAATTAAAAGGGCTTCACTTGGATCCGCTCCAATCTTTTTGAATTTGACGCCTTGCTCTAAAACTGGCATTTCTCCCACATTATCAATACCGCCGTACTTGCTTTTAAATAAACTTCGGAGCCGTGCCGCTCCCTCTTCCGTGAAATCCATATCAGATTCCAGGACGCCCGAAACGTGCGCGCCGTTGGCGTAATATTTTGCCCCAAATTTGGTAGCCGCTAAACTTAATCCGAAATTTTCTTGGTGAGTTTTGATAATGTCGATTCCAGTTACTCCATTCATTGAGATAGGTTTCAAATGTACCATGTCGGAAAGTTGCACCGCCTGAGCATTTGGCAAGGTTCCGTTTATCCCTTTCCCTTTAATGATGTAGTAATATGTCCCGTCGGCATTCTCGAAAAGTTCTACTTTATTAGAATCTAATAATTCCAATTTGTAAGGCGCTGCGGTTGCTCTATCTCGATGAATGCGGACGTAGGCATCACCATACAAAAACATTTTCCAAACCATAGATTGGCGGAAACTGTAAGACGTAGAAAGTTGATTTGGTTCTTTATTAATAAGATAATCGACCGGGTGAGATTGGAACCGCTCGCGGGTGGTTCCGTTATCCTGGTAAACTTCCCAAGGTAACGAGGCCACACTATTAGATAAGATCCTGAGCGCCGCCCATACGGCCGAATCACCGACAATAGTATTTTTATTTACAGTAACGCCGGAGCTCGTCCCGCTACCCATTAACCACGAAAAGTTCGAATTAAAAGTGGTGGCGGATCGGCTTTCGGGTGTTGTTGTTGATAATAAATTCCTAAAGAATTTAATCATTTGGTTTGTTGGATTTTGTGTTTATTTGGTTGGGTAAAAATACGTATATGTATTTTTATATTTTATACATAGTATTGTAGTTTTTATAATCGTTTGTAAATAATTGTAACCGTTTGTAAATGCTGATTGATGGCATTAAAAAACTGTTACCCAAGTGTTTATGGATAACAGTTTTTTTTAATTTGAGGTTTTTTGGTTAATTGCGCATATTAACAAGTTCCATGCAACTAAAAAAAATCCCAAAACTCTAAATCCACACGATTTTAAAATTAATTAGATTTTCTCGTTTGAGTGTTATTTAATTTTCTCGTTTAGTTTAATTCTATTTTCTTTTGCAAAAAAAGAAAATGAACTCCAATGCACTTTTATATTTTCTTTTTTAAACTTTATTAGGTCGTAATTTTCTAAAACATTAATCGCATCTTGTAGAGCATCTTCATAACTTAAAAAAGAACCACTCTCTTTACAATTTCCAGTAAACCCCGAGTAACCTAAATCCGTCCCAGAATCTGCTTTTGCCATACTCCATAAAAAACCACATGCGTTTGGATAAATACAGATACATATATTTTTCACTTCTATAATCTCTTTTAGTTTTTCAAAATCAGATTGATTTTCTGTAAAATCTATATCTCCTTTTTCTCCCAAAATACTTGTAATCTGAATCCTGTTTTTAACCAAAGTAATTACACTTTTCAATTCCTCAACATATCCATCAATTACAACAGGTAAAGATTTCCAATGTGTCGCAGACCTAAAAGATTCTATCATCATTTTTCTTTTAGAAACTTTCTCCTGTTCTATT